CAGGTAATACCGGAACGGCAGGCAGCGCATGAGTGGGGGACACAACAGGGCGGGTCGTACTACGCGGTAGGGATAGGCGGCGGGCTAACGGGCAGGGGCTTTGACATTGGTATAATAGACGACCCTGTAAAAGACGCCGAAGAGGCTGAAAGCCCAACCTACCGAGAGCGTACATGGGACTGGTACAGAATGGTATTTAGCACCCGCGCGCAGCCAGGCGCGGCTATAATCATAGTTACTACTAGATGGCATCACGACGACCTTGTAGGCCGGCTGCTAACTCTAGCTGGCAATGACCCCAAAGCTGACCAGTGGGACGTATTACATCTTCCGGCGATAAGGGACGGGAAAGCTCTTTGGCCAGAGCGATATCCGCTTGACGTACTGGAGCGATTGAGAGCTGGTCAGGCCGAAAATCCTGACGAACCAGGCCGCGGCAGTCGGGCGTTTGAGTCGTTATATCAAGGCAATCCAACGGTCGCTGAAGGCGAGATAATGAAACGGGAATGGTGGAAGTATTACCAGGAAAGTCCTAAATTCAGTTTCATTTTGCATAGTTGGGACACCGCTTTCAAAGACAAGATGAAAAACGACTATTCAGCGTGTACCGTCTGGGGAGTAGCGAAGGACGGTTACTATCTATTAGATGTCTGGCGCGGCAAAGTAGAGTTTCCAGAGTTGAAGAGGGTTACCGAATCACTATACCAACGGGACCGGCCGAATGTTGTTATAGTTGAAGACAAGGCCAGTGGGCAGTCGCTAATCCAGGAGATAAAGCGGAAGACAAAAATACCCGTAATAGCCGTCAAGGTCGACAGTAATAAGGTAGCCAGAGCCAATGCGGTAACGCCGTTAATGGAATCTGGCAGAGTGTTTTTACTGGCGGGTGCACCCTGGCTATATGACTACATTGAAGAATTATCGGCATTCCCTAACGGGACGTATGACGACCAGGTGGACAGCACAACGCAAGCCCTATCATTTATGAACCACCGCCCCGATACCCCTCTCCAGAAAATCACAGTATTTGATGGTATGTCGCTCGTCGGTAGCATGGACTTATAGGAAAAGGAGAGAGTAAAAAGTGAACGCTAAAATGGCAAAGAAGCTCCGGAAGGCCGGAAAGCAGAATTGGATTGAGCACATCCATCTACTTCAATCTTTACCATTATCGAACCGGTTAAATTTTGCCTGGAATATCGTCGTGAAAAGGCCACTGAAGAGGTAGAATTATGAGAATACTCGGCAGAGGAAGCAGGACAGCAATCACACAGGAAGACATCGCCGCCGCAGAGTTTGGGGTATATCTATCAGAGGCCACTAGGCAGGTCGAAGAGGAATTGCGACTGGAAGACGCCGGCTGGATTAATCTATCGGCAACCAGCGCCGACCCCGTTACATCGGCCGAGCGTATAACAAATCTCCAGCTATCACGGCTTTACTATGCCAAAGACCCATTGGGCAAGCAAGCGATAAGATTATGGACGGATTACACGTTCGGCAAAGGTATAACATGGAAGGCAGAAGACGACGCGGCCGGCGAGACACTAAAAGCCTTCTGGGATAATCCTGAAAACAAAGCAGTCCTATCATCCGCCGGAGTTCGAAAATCCTCCAATAAGTTATTGGTCGATGGCGAGATATTCTTTGCCCTGTTTATCGGTAAAGGCGGTCAGGCCAGAATACGCCGGATTGACCCACTTGAAATTACAGAGATATTGACCAATCCGGAAGATATCGACGACGTTAAGCTATATCGGCGCCAGTGGACGGATGCGGCAGGTCGACTCCATGATGAATACTACCGCGACGTAATGAATATCAATGGCGAGCCGGCCATCGATATAAATAAGACGGAAAGGCGGTGGACACAGGATGCCATTATCTACCACTTAATCGACAATTCAAACACTCAAAGAGGCAATCCCTTATTACTACCTGCGCTGGACTGGATAAAGCAATATAGACGGTTTTTGGCCGCGAGAATAGCCGTCGCTCTATCCCTGGCGCGCTTTGCCTGGCATAGCAAAGTTCAAGGTGGCTCCGCCCAGGTCGAAGCAATCAAAGCGTCGTTGAACGACGAAACTCCGGAAGCTGGCTCCACACTGCTGGAGAATATGGGCGTCGATACGAAGCCGATAAAATACGAATCTGGCTCGGCGTCGGCCTACCAGGACGGGCGAATGATTAAGCTCCAGATATGCGCAGCTGTCGGGATACCGGAGCAATATTTTGGGGATATCTCAACGGGGAATCTGGCCACCGCCAAGACAGTCGAATTACCAATGTTAAAGATGTTCCAGTCCTATCAGAAAATATGGGAAGATACCTATCAGGATATAAACAAAATGGTACTGAAGGCTGCCGGGGTTGCTCCCGATAAGTGGTACGTTGACATTGACTTCCCACCAATCGCTCCGGCCGATGTAATGGCCGTGGCGAAAGCCCTAGTCGATATAATCGGAATTATGCCGGAACTCGGGGTATCTCCGGAAGTCAAGCAGATAGCCCTGTCGACCCTGGGGATAAATAATATCCAGGAAGTATTAGATGCCCTGGACAATCCAGAGAGTGCCGGCTACGCAGAGGTCAAACTAATCAGAGCACTCCAAGTTTTTAGAGAGTCAGTCAAAGCGAGGGAAAACGGACATGCCCAATTGTGATTACATATGTCCGGAGTGTGGGTCGATGGATATAACACTGATATCGGCACCGAATAATCCGAACCAGATAATCGTTTGTAATATATGTGGATACTGCGGGAAGCCCGCTATTATAGGAAAAGGGGAAAAGTAAAATGACTACATCAGCAAGGCAAAAACTAGCCGAAGAGATGGCAAAGGCGGACGGGCATATCTTTGAAGACTTGCCCACGGATGGCAAGCCCAACTGGCAGGAAGTTTACTTACATGCCGCTGACACTGCCATTGAATCGGAAGCCCGGGAAGAGGGCGAACGAACGGCAAGGACTGAAGCCCAAATCGCCAAAGAGGCCAGCCATGCTCCAATCGTTGATATGCCGGAAGAGCCATACGGAAACGAGGTTGTTATAGAGGCAGGGGAACATGTCGTCCCACTGGAGAGCATGGGGGAAGCCACTGAAGCGGAAAGGGAGCGCATAGCGGCAATAGCCAATGGAGAAGGAGAGCCAGATGGAAGCACTACTGGAAAAGACGAGCAATCCTATCTTGCTGGAGATGGAGAGGACGATAAAGGCGCTGGAAGCAAATCTACCGGCTCAAAGGCAAAGCCCAAAAAATCAAAGAAAAGAAAGCGCTCTGGCAAGACTGGTAAGTAAATACTTCGATGATTTAGAACAGGCATTTCCTTATAAGGAGCTAGAAGAAATATATAACCGGCACGTCAAGCCGGAATAGAGGGGATATGGCAGATACAGTTTTTCAAGGTGTGATACCGGATTTACTGGCAGTTGACTTGGGGAGTAGCCAATACGGCGCGGCCGTATCGATAGAGACAGCGGCCGGCATCCCCCAGAACATCGTCTTCGACACCGACCCGCCATTAAGAGGAGTTGACCTGGGCGACGGGACATACGCCCTATCGGTAGTCGTTCAATAGGAGAGTGATATGGCAGATACAGTTTTTCAATCTATATTTCCAGCTCTGAAAGCCGTAGACAACGGCGATGGGACGTATTCAATAGCGGTCAACGTGGCCGGCGGTTCGGTCGTTATCTTTGATGATGTACCAGTGGACGGTGAAATACTTAAAGGGATAACGTCTAATTGGGCACACGACCACGCCGCAGATTTAGATGCGCACACCAAAAACAAATATGAAGAGATAAAGGTGGGAAGTTGGCTCTCGTATAACCAATATGGCCCGCAAGGCAATTTGACTATGGTTCAATACAAACTCTATAGCTGCCTGATTGTAGTTCACAGGGCAATGACATTCGACCAAGTAGGAGTAGATGTTAAAGTCCCTGACGCAGGGAAAGATATACGACTAGGTTGCTACAATGTAACAACTGGTTTCGTTGAAGGTACTTTAGTCCAAGATTTTGGTACAGTGGATACAGACGGGGTAGCGATGAAGACTCTTGCAATAGCTCCGTCCCTTAGTCTTTCAAAAGGTTATTATCTCTTAGCAGGTATAACTGATAGCAATGGCGTGGCTGCAATCGGTCGCAGATATGGCCAGACCGGCGGTATGGGATATACTCTTGGTCTTGTATATGCCAATGGCGGTTATGAAAAGGTACAAGCCGCAGGACAATTCGCAGCACTCCCCGACCCGTTTCCGGGAGGGGGTTCTGGTAGCATTACTGTCCCGATGTTCGGTTTGAGAGTTGAATCCATTGATTAAGAGGATAAAGTTATGACAATGACAAGATATATAACAGTTACTAGCTACCCAAAAGGCTTACCGCCGGCAGAAAAGGTGAGAGCTAATAGAATAGTTGAGCATATACCGTATGAGGTATCTGATGAGCAACTTGAGATGGAAGCTAGAGAGATAGTCAGGGAAGAGGTTCTTGAGGAACTGGTGGCGGAAAAGTTAGCGGAGTTGAAGAGTAAATAATGACAATAACTTCAGAAGTCGGCTCTATTCTCGACCCGATACTGGCGCATTTTGAAGACCAGCTCCGGTTCGGTGTCAACGGGTCGCTTGCCGATATTTATTATAATGGGACGGTGGAAATGACTACCTGGGGAAAGACTAAAGGCGGCGTGCCGATAGCTTATGAAGGCCCGCCGGCAGAAAAGGCCATAGAATACGCCCAGAAGCGCGGCGCCGCCCTGGTAACGGAAATGGATGAGACTACCAAAAAGCGATTAGCGACCACTGTGAGCAATGCGATTAAAAATAAGTCCGGTATACCGAACTTGTCGCGGGATATACAGAAGACGTTTGGCGATATGTCGAAGTATCGGAGCTTAGTAATCGCCAGGACGGAAACGGCCAATGCGTTATCAGCTGCGTCGCTTGACACCATGAAGGATATGGGCATAGAGGGCAAAGAGTGGGTAACAGCCGGGGATGATAGAGTCAGCCCAGAGTGTCAGGGAAATGAAGCTGAAGGCATTATACCAGTCGGGCAGACCTTCAGTGGCGGGGTAGATGCACCGCCACAGCATCCGAATTGCCGATGCGCTCTGGCTCCGGCTAGGATAGTAAAATGATAGAGACGATTGACAAAAAGGATATAGAGTTAAAAGAGCAACTTGAAAAGGTTGACTTTAATCTCGACTATGGTTCTGTTAAAATACAGATAAGGAATGGGAAACCGTCTTTGTTGACGATAGAGAGGACAGTAAAGCTGGATTAAAAGGAGGAACCTTATGGCAAAAGTATTACTAGATGTAGCGGAAACATTGCTGAGAGAAAAGACAGAAGTTTTACTCAAGGCGGTTGACAATGAGATTTCTGAATTCAATATGGCGAAGGGAAGGCGAAAGGAATTAAATATTACTTTCGTTAAGGAGACACCCTATCCAGGCAAGCTATTTGGGAGAATATTTGATTTTAGGAATGATAATGAGATAATTCCGAAAATAG